CTCTACAGTAAAAAACATCGCACCAATCATTCAAAACTCTGACTTCTACGATGTAAAAGGTGATTTGGTATTTGCAGTTGAGGATGAATCTACATCTAAAACTACTTGTGCATACGTTGGTGAATTCCAAGAACTTGAATCTACAAGCGGTAAATTCAAATCCGTTACATTGAAAGGCAATGTAGTAGGTGTATTGACTAAAGTATCCAAATCCTTAATCAATAACGCTGGCTTTGACATTGTAAACTACGTTGTAACTAAAGTAGCAGAAGCAATCGTTGTATTCTTAGAAAACGAAATGATTAATGGTTCTGCTAAAATCCAAGGTCTTTTAAACGCTCAAAACACAGTAACTGCTGCTAGTGCAACTGCAATCACTGCAGATGATTTGATTGAACTTCAATTCAAAGTACCGCAAGCATATCGTGGCAATGGTGTGTTCATCATGAACCCTGAAACATTCAAAGCATGTGCTAAATTGAAAAATACACAAGGCGAATACTTGTTGAATAAAGACCTTACAAATGGTTATGGCTATACATTGTTGGGCCGTCCTGTTTTCGAATCTGACAATATGCCTAAAATTGCTACTAAGAAAGCAGTTGCAATTTATGCAGACCTTAAAGGTTATGCTACAAAAATCAGCGGTGAAAACTCTGAAATCTCTGTATTGCAAGAACGCTTCTATACTCAATACGCAGTTGGTGTAGCTGGTTATGTTGAAGTTGACGGCAAAATTGTTGATGAACAACGCATTGCTACATTGAAAATGGCTTAATAGTCATGAAGTACAAGGTGTTAGTTGGTTATAGTGGGGTAGTATCTGCCCCACTTGATAGCATTGTTGAGTATACAGACGAGGTAATCATCAATGATCTATTACAAGCTGGTTACATCGAGCCTGTAAAACAAGCTAAAACCAAAAGCAAAAAGGCTGAAGCAGAGGAGTAAACATGAAAGTTAGTGAGTTAAATCTTGATATTGTATCGAACTATATTCGTGTTGATGTTACAGCCGACACTAAACCTATTTTAGACATGGTATTATCTGCAGCAATTTCATATTGCATGACATATATGGGTATTGTTGATAAGACTACACTTGATGATTATGAAGATATGCCTATTGCCGTATTGAGTTTATGCGGTGAATTTTATGATAATCGCACATTTACGGCCGTTGAAAATGCGGTAGTAAACCATACGGCACAAGCTATCTTAGATAAGTATTCAATAAACTTATTATAGGTGAAATTATGTATAGAAAAGGTAGATTAAGCACTCTATTACAACATCAAGCAGAAATTCACGCTAACAGAAAATCAACCACTATGAATGAATTGGGGCAATATCCTATTGTTGATACAGTTATTGGCAATATGCATTGTGGAGTTATTCCACAGACTGGCGGTCTATTAAGTGGTAGAACGGCAGAAACTACACTTGCTAGAACTACACATAAGATTGTGTGTAGGTATCGCAATGATATTGAACCGGATATGTGGCTAATTATTGATGGGCAGAAATATAACATCTTGTATGTTATGGATCCATACCTTAATAAAGAGCGACTAGAAATATTTACAGAGGTTGTAATCTAATGGGTATTGATATTGAAGCAGAAGGTTTAAGTGAGTTTTCTCAAGAGTTGCTAGACCTAGCGACTAAAGACTTTCCGAAAGATACAAAGAATTTTCTTCAACGTGCTGGCAATAAGCTGAAAGCTAATGCCAAAAACAACTATAAAAGCGGTACTACGCAAGGCACAAAGAACCTTATCAAAGGCCTTAAACGTGATAGAGCGTATAAGTATGGCAAGGATGAGTGGCAAGTGCGTGTTAAGAATACCGCACCGCACGCATGGTTAGTTGAACATGGTCATGTGATGCTAGGTCATTCTGCACAGGGTAAACCTAAATTAATAGTTTGTGATGAAATTACAAGTGCATTAGATGTTTCAGTTCAAAAACAAATTCTAGAGCTTTTAAAAAAATTACAAAAAGATTTAGCTTTATCATATCTTTTTATTGGACATGATTTAGCTGTTGTTCAGAATATTAGCCAGAAAATCGTTGTCATGTATATGGGAGAAATAGTAGAAGAATTAAATTCTATTGATTTAAAAACTAAAGCAAAACATCCCTATACAAATTTACTTTTAAATTCTGTTTTTGAAGTCAATAAAGTATGATAATAAAAAATTAAGTAGGAGGCATGGATGGCTTTTACGGATTCACATAGACGTTGTGCCAGCTTTGGTGTGGTAACAAATCTTCCAGACGATGTGATTGACTCAATCTGGTACATTATTGATCATTTTTTAAAGCATGTTTTTGAATTAGAAGATGAGTTGGAATTTCAGCTCTTAAACAGTAACGGTTCCATCACCTTCCGTTTTTCAAGTGAGCATCTACCTACTACGATTGACTTCGATTTTAATCATCCCTTTGACCCATTGTACCCACCGAAAGTACTTGTTATGGATATGGACGGTAAGGAAACCATCCTCCTACCTGAAGAAAATGACCTATTTTAAAAACTCTAGCCTTCTGACTAGAGTTTTCTTTTTTTAATAAATAGAACGACTGACCACGATACCACTCGGTTTTTTAAATTCTAAATCAAGATAGTCCTGATAAGTCCCAGGGACGATAAAACCTTGGGGACTCAGGATATCAGTTCCAGCCTCTCCAACAATAGAGTCGGCCAATAGAACACAGTTTGTACTGAGAACAAAGTAGGTTTTAAATTTAGATGATGTGAACTTATAGAGGGTTGCATCAGCCTCGTGTTTCAGCTGATAAGAGTAGGTATGTTTGACCTCTCCTTCCCTTCTTTTCAGTAGTTGTGAACTTGGCTCCCAAGGTATCAAGAGGCCTTCTATCTCTCTCAATCGTTCTTCGATGGCTTTTTTCTGTTGTTGAGACAGGCTTAAACCATAGGCGAATAGGGTTTTCTGGCTTTCTCTCTTACAAAGTTCAATATATTTTTCACGATTGGCCTTAAATAAAACCCCGTCGCCAATTGTACCAAACAAGCGTTCTGAATGTGGGTCATAAGAGCCGTAGGAAATAACCTGACCTTGATAGCAGATATCTACATGACCCATGGCCAAGAAGAAAGATGATTCTGATGTATGGATGAAAATTTCTAAATCAGCTGATTTTTCATTTTTTCTTTCCGAATGCACTTCATTTTCTTCTACCTGATGACTAGATAACCTTTCATTCCATCGTCGTAAGGTGCTGATGGGAATCAAAGCAGTCACGAATATAGGCAGGGTCATTCTCATTCTACGTTTGAGCTTAGGATTGCTTCTCCCTTTTTCAAAAAAGAAACCATCTCTGAGACTACTTGCCCCTAACATCAGTAAGTAAAAACCAAGTAAGAGTAATTCAAAATTTGTCGCATCATGAAAAGGGGAAATACTATAGAGACCAAATCCCATCATCCATAAAGCATCAAATAAGTAATTAATCCTTGGATGAATATGATTTTTCCGGTATAGCAACCAGGTAATCAGACTGATTAGACCTGTAAAAAGCTGATAACTTCCAATGAGAATAACCAAGAGATAGAGAGCGATGTCCTGCAAGATGACTGAATCAAATAGGATGACTGCAAGAAAGAGCTTGGCTAGAGTTACAAATATATTTTCTCTACGGGACTTTTCTTGAAACCATCGCGTCAATAGTTGCCAAACTGCCGACAAGAAAAAGTAGGCCATCAGGAGTTGGTAACCCAGTATCGGAACTACCTGCCCAAAACAAACTAAGAGAAGGCCTAAGACAATAGCTACAAGACCTTCCCCTATACTTTTCCATTTACTATAAGTTTCAGAAACCTTGGCCATTTTCTTTCTCCAATTGAAGATATAAGTGACGAATCGGTTGTCCTAGGACTGGATGGATAAAATGAGGCGCTATTTCTTGAAGTGACTCTAGGACAAAGAGTCGCTCAGCAAGATAAGGATGCGGCAAGATGAGGTCATCTGTATAAATAACTTGATCCTCCATAAAAAGCAAGTCCAAATCAATCAAACGAGGTCCCCAATGCACTTCTCTCACCCGTCCCATCTCTGACTCAATGGCTAACAAGGTCTCTAATAGCACTGGGGCAGGCAACCATGTTTCTACTTCAATCACTTGATTTACAAAGCTATCTTGCTCCACACCACCCCAAGGCTCCGTCGTCAAGACACTGGACTCTTTGAGAATATGGA